CTGCAAATACTGGACTAATGGGTATAATAACATTACTAAATTATGATATAAAAGAATTATTTGTTACAGGTATGACTTTTTTCAATATGAATACATTTGGAAAAGTATATAATGACACATATCATGACGCAGCTGCTAAAGCTGGTAACTTTAGTTCAACAGAAAATAAAACTCCAGATATTGGTGAAATGAGAATACCAGAAAATTTTCCAGATGAGCCAGGATTCCTTGACAAAGTAGGAGAAGTAGCAGGAGGAGCTTTAGATACAACTGGTGAATTAATTACATCTATATCAGACCAATTTAAAAAAGATGATGAGCAAACTCCTTTAACAAAAGAACAAATAGGTTCGCAACTAGATGAGCTTCTAAAACAAAATGAAGCTAAAAATCAACCAAAGGTAGAAGAAAAAAAAGAAGATACAGAAATGATTACGGCTGTACCTGATGAAACTGACAAACCTGTAGATAGCGGTATAACCTCAATACAAGGTAGAACCAAACGTGGAGGCGGACCAAAACTATCCTTTAAAGAACAAAGAGAATTACAAAAAACTATAAAAGATGCAACAGATAATAAAGATAAAAAAGATGCACCAGCTTGGGCTTTACCATTAATGTCAGCTGGTTTTGCTATGATGGCATCTAAAAGCCCTAACTTCTTACAGGCGTTAGGAGAAGCTGGTCAAGAGGGAATAAAAACTTTAGCAACACAAAAAGAGGCTGAACAAGATAAATTAGATGCAGAGACAGCTAGAGATTTACAAAAGGCACAAGCAGCATACTATAGAGGTGAAGGTAGACAAACATCTAGTACACCTATGATAATTGGTGGAAAGTATTTTGTTAGAAAAGGTGATAAACTAGAACCACTTATGATTGGTCCAAATCAAGCCACAGCTACACTGTCAAGGCAAGATGCCTTAGAAATATTACAAAAAGACCCAGTATTTCTAAATTTAGACCGTGATAAACAAGAGGAAACAATTGAAAAATTTATGAATTTATACAACAATACTAATTTGTTACAAAATACAAAAATTCAAGAAAGTGAGGAAGGTGGATTTAATTTACTAGATGCAGTGTCATCACTACCTAATCTTGCTATGAACATATTAGAACAGTTTTAAGGAGATTTCATGACTGTCTTAGAACAGCTTAAATTAGAAAATCCTAATCTAGCTTTATTACCAGACGATGAATTAATAGATAGGTTATTATTAGAATATCAAGGTGATTTAGACCCAGTGGCTTTTAGAGAGTCTCTCTTGTCTGAACCAGGTGTTGTTTCACCTGTAGAATCACCTGTTGCTGGAGGTAAGAGAGCATTTACTCCTACTGAATCTCCAAGCGATATAGGATTTGCACAGTCTTTTGTTGGTCCTGCAAAATCTTCATGGCAGAGGTCATGGGGTCCAGCCATCACTAGATTAAGAGGTGGTATAGCTGGGTTGATGGGCAATGATGAAAAATCTCAACAGCTTTATCAGCAAGCCGCAGAACAAGACAGAAACATACTAAATCAAGAGGGTTATGTAAGTTTTGCACAGGCTACAGAAGGACCAGATGCAGGTCCAGATACTTTTGTAAAAGCTGGATTATCTGCTATAGGTCAGTCTAGCCCGTTTCTTATAGAAGGTAGTGCGGCAGCTTTAGCTGGAGCAAGAATAGGAAAAATTGCTGGTCCAGGTGGAGCAGCCATAGGTGCACTGGCTGGGTTTGGTTTATCAAGTTTTACTAGGCTGTTTGAATTTAACCTGGGTAGACAACAAGAACAGGTTAATTTAGGAAATTTAGACTCTGTAAATGAGGCTAAAGCAGCAGCAACTGCATTACCACAAGCTGCTCTAGAAACAGCTATGTTTCCTGTGGTAACGAGATTATTTGGACCACTTAGCAGAACACAATTTTCTAATGTTATCAATAGAGCAACCACTGGTAGGGTGGCAAAAGGTACAGCTTTGGGAGTGACAGCAGAGGCTGCCACAGAAGTTGGTCAGCAAGCCCTAGAAATGGTTCAAGCTGGTATACCTTTAGACACACCAGAGGCAATGGCAGAATTAAAAGAGGCTGCATTTGCTGGTGGATTTGTTGGTGGTGCTTTTGGTGGTGCTGCAACTTTAGCTGGTGAGGTAACAAGAACGGCACAAGCCGCACCAGTACAAACACCAGTAGAGTCTCCTGCAGCAAAACCTGTAGAAGCTCCTACAGTTGAAGCTGGTATAATACAACCTCAAGAACAAAAAGACAGAGCAAAAGAAGAGGCAGCTAAAGAACAAGCAAAGCCTGCAAGTTTTGCTGTACAACAAGAGGGTGATAAATTTGTTGTAAAAAGTCAAGAGCTAGATGCAAATAACAACGTAATTAAAACTGACAATCAAGGTGTATTTAATACTGAAGCAGAAGCCACAGCAAAGCAGCAAGAGATACAAGACCAAAAAAACAAATTACCAGAACAGACATTTTTTACAGCGGATGAGATAAAAACTCAGGACCCTACTTTAGGAAGTATTATTGATGAGGTAGAAAGTCAAGGTGCCAAAATATCACCAGGCACAAAACAAGTTTACTATAGAAAAGATTTAGCGTTACCACAGGGTGATTTAACAAATGTTATGAACTCTGGTGGTACAGCAGGTTCTGTAGCTGATGGTTGGTACGATAGAACTAGTGACCTAGCTTACATCTCACTGTCAGATTTAGGTAAAGCTAAAGAAACAGTAGCACACGAAAACTTTCATGCGTTGCAAAGAGTTACAGACAGAGTTAGTCCAAACTTATTTACAGAGCAAGAGCAGACTGCACTAGACAATCTTTTACCTGGTGGCACAATTGACAGTATTACACCTAATGTACAGAAGGCATTGGGTAATGATGTCATGAATACACTGCGTGAGAGACACGCAGACAGAAACATAAGCAACAGAGAGATGCAGGCTTATGCCTTTGGTGCTTACGCTACACTTAGAAACAATAACAAATTATTATCTGCACCTAATCCTGTAATCAGAGCATTTAGAAAGCTATTTGATTTTATTAAAAGAGCAGGAAATATATTTAGAAAAAACAAGATTAATGATGTTAAAGATATCTTTGACAAAGCTAGACTTGGTGACATTGGCAAAAGAGCCAAAACACAACCAGATGTAGATGCACTCAGAACTAAGTCTCTGGCACAAGCAGAAAAAGCAGCAACCAAAGGTGTTGTTCCTACAAAGTTTGAGTATTCTATAACAACTAAAAAATACAGAGGCAGAGATGTTGGCACAGTTTTACCTACATTAGACAACGTATATGGCACAGACATATTTGAAAAGATATATAATCAAGCAGCAAGAAAACCTCAACTAAAACAAGAATATATTAAACAGGTTAGACCAGAGCAGAGAACTGCTATGAGTGCTGTTATTGATTTTGGTTATCAAGAGAAAGAATTAATAGACGACAATGGATTCTTAATTCTTTCCGATGATGATGGCAAGACCTATAGAATAGGTGTTCAGACAGGTGGAAGAAACGCAAGTAGAGACTACACAAATCAAGAGCGAACACAAATAGCCAAAACATTTAAAGACGCAATGGCTATCCAACAAACTAGAAAAGCACCTACAGAATTTGCATTATCAACTGTTAAATTCAGAGAAAAACCACCAAAAAAATTCAAAGGTATAAAAGCTCTTGGTAAGTTTTTTGATGATAAAGTAAAAAAAAGCGACCCACTAGATAAGAGTGCATACAATCGTGCATTAGATGCGGCTGATAAAGAAATAAAATATCAACTGAACAAACAAGATACTGGTGTAGGATGGTACGACACCGATGTTGTTGAAATGTTTAAAGACCTTCAACAAAAAATACCATCTTTGAAAACACAAGATAACAAAGATTTATTTACAATAATAGTTGGTATAACATCACCGCAAGCTACACCTACAGAAAATGTTGTAAAAGCAGCAAGAGTTTATTCTTACTATGAAAAGTTTGGTGCCTTGGCTATAAAACAACCTGGCAATGAATTAAATTTTGGAAGAACAACAATAACTCAGCAGCTGTCTTTACTGCAGTATTTACTAGATACAAAAGGTAAAGAAGGCACTGTAGATTTTTTAAATAGCACACATGATGTAAGAGATTTAGACAAAGTCTTACAAGAATCTGGAGCTGCTAAGTACGGTTCTCAATTTACTGACAGCAAAGGAAGAAAGTTAAATTACTCTGCAGACTCTAAGATAGCTGGGGCAGTACGCCCTAGAAATCAAAGAAACGAAGTTCTTGGCTCCTACTTATTTGGAAACAAAATTGGTTCATATTATTTAAATATATCTGGGGTAGCAGACAAAGAGGGTGACGCAGTAACTAAAGATTTATGGGCAGCTAGAAGTTTTTACAGACAATTTGGACAAGTAGTAGACAATACTAAATCTGCACAAGATGGTTTAAAAGGAGCTTTTTTACCAATTCACAGAGAAACGGGTGATAAATTTTTTAGAGAATTAGGTAAAAGAAATGACCTTTCTGCTAAAGATGCACAAGCTGTTTTGTGGTTTTATGAGCATGAACTGTTTGGGGACTTGGGTATAAACAATGTGCCAGCTTTATATTTGTCCTCTGGTTCTAAAAAGTATATAAATAACTACGACAAAGGAGATAATTATGGAACAGTCGAGCTTGAAAATCGTAAGCCAGGCATTGAGGTTAAGAACAGAATTGGACAGAAAAAAGAGACAGAAGAAACAGAACTCTCAGTCAGCGAAGTCAAGCAGCAAGCAGAAGATTACGAAGGAAACCTAGAAGAAGCACCAAAAATATTACAACCTGAGTTAGCTATAAAAGCTAACAGAATTAAGCAGCTGCCTCTAAAACAAATAGAGGAGCCAAACAAAAGTCTGGTTAGTTCTATTGAAGATTTTAAAAACAAATTAGAAAAAGTTGCTAGTGAAGACACAGCTTTTGTGCCTGCCACTGGTAACGATTACAGCGAATATGTAAACGCAAAAATTCCTGGCACTAAAATTAAGTATGGCAAGCTATACAATCACTGTAAAGCCTGTGCTGTATCTGTTCAAGAAAAGTTTGGCGGAGACATAATTTACGTTAAGAGTATGCCATTTACCAAGCTAGATGGTGAAAAGACCACAGTAGCTCATTACATAAATTTTATTAACGGTCATTATTTTGATATTTCTGGTCAGCAATTTGGAAACACAGATGTATTATTACCAGTCGATAAATTAAAAGGTGGTAACACAGAGGAAACTTTCCAGACAGATGACATAAGAAAGAAAAGAAAGAAATCAGATAGGATAAGACAGTTTGTAGAATTAGCCAATGGTGAAACAAAACCAGCAGAGCCAGAGCTATCTGTACAAAACCTAGACGAACTTACGCCAGAGTTATCTGTATCTAAAGACAAGAGATTATTAAACCCTCCAGGAACTAAAGTTACAGTGGATTTAGCAAGAGATTTAGAAACCTTAGAAAATTTTGGAATAGAACCAACTGACAACGTATCTGAGGAAATAGAGTTGCTGGCTGACAAATTATTTTCTAGAGGAATCGAAGATTATGGAAACTTGCAGGTTATAGAGGATACTGGTCTTCCAATATTTGTTGCTGGTATAAAAGTTGACGATGTTCCAGTAGGATTTATACAAGGAGCAATAACAGGTAAAATTGGATTTATTGATTACGTTGGTTTATACAGAGAAGGTCAAGAATACTTATCCCCTATTGGGTTTAGAAGAGTTGGCAAACAATTAGCAAAATTACTAGGTGTAAAACAATTTGCTGGTCTGAGAGTCACGGGTGCTAGAAAAGAAGTACAAAGAAGAACAGATAGACTTCTAGACCAATCAGCGATTAGTGCAGAGTTCTCAGTAAGCGATTTACAAAATCAAGTTAAAAAGATTGACCCATCTATAAAGAAAAACACAGAGACTAATGTTGGTAAGCTAATAGGTGGTAATTTATATGTACACAAGAGTGCTGAAAATGTTATTGATGGACTAAACAAATTTAAAAAGAGACTGCCTAAAGATTTTACTTATGACGTTGTAAAGTTTGACAAAAAAGAAAATGTTACATCTTTTATAAAATCACCTGATTTTGATACGGCTGCTGAACCTCTTGCAACCACAGGAGTAAGAGTTCCAGTAACGGGACCAGTAAAAGAATTAAAAATAAATCAGTTATATCATCACAAATGGTTATTTGTTCCAGATAATTATAAGGGATTTGATGTAGAAGATAGCATAAGAAGGTCACTACGTTGGTTGCCTCTAAGAAAAGAAGGCAAGATTCTAGATAAAAAAGGTTGGGCTGCAATAGGTAGACCAGACACTTGGAGTAAGGTAGATGCAGTTTTAGACAAGCAATCAATGGCTAAGACAGCTAGACCAAGAGGTGAGGGATTAGCGTTACCAGAAGCTAAAGTTTTACAATATCTAGATGCAAACATAGTAAAAGATGAAGAAGTTCTGTCTGTAGGTGCAGGTTTTGCAAACAAAGAAAAAGAACTAAAAGACAAAGGTTTTAAAATTCTAGCAGAGGATACCAAAGAGTCTGGTCAAGCTAAAAGACTAAAAGATGCTGGATTATTTAAAGGGTTTAAAGAAGACTTTATAAGAAAAGGTAAAAAGTTTGACACAGTTTTATTATCTAATGTTATAAATGTACAAAATAAAAGAGAAGCTACAGATGAATTACTAAATCAGGTACAGCAATTACTTAGACCTGACGGTAGGTTAATTGTAAATCTACCAGATAAACCTAAGAATCCTGGCTCACCAAAAACTAATGCTGAATTAAGAAATATTCTAGAACAAAGATACGAGCAAGTAGAGACTGTTCGCATAAAAAATAAATCACAACCAAATGTTTTTGAGGCAAAAAATCCTAGACCTGCAACTGAGTTTGTACAACCAGAGTTATCTGTAGATACAAAACTAGAGACTGATACTCTATCTAAAAATAAACTTAGAGAATTTAATTTAGAGTTTGCTGCATCCACTAGAAAATTTAGTGACGGCACACAAAGACTTTTAGACAAAATCAACCCTAAACAATCAAGAAAAACTGTTGCTGCACATTGGAAAGATTTTACAGATAACTGGGGTGTGAAGTTTCAACAAGGGTTGTCTGACCAATATATTTCAGTAAAAAAGTTTATTGGAGAGGATGAATACAAATCTCTTACAATGACTTACGGTTCTAGTGGTGCAACAGAGGCAGCTTTACTGTATGGTGTCCCCTTTATGGACAACATGGGAGCCATAGATTTAAAAGATAAAACAATTGGCACTGGACTATTCACAAGATTTGAAAAACTTGGTCAGGATTTACCTGACTTTTTAGCATGGGTTGCTGCTAACAGAGCTAGAAATTTAGTAAACAAAGGTTTTGAAAGTGGTTTAGGTAATATCAATGATATTAACACTGCCATAAATGAGCTACAAAAAGGTAAAGAAAAACAATTCAACGAGTCACTAAAAGACCTACAAGAATTTAATAAAGCGTTTTTAGATATTGGTGTAAAGTCTGGATACATAGACCCTGCGTCTGCAAAAGTGTGGACAGAAGATAATGGATATAATTTTTATATACCTTTTTACAGATTACTAGAGGACAGAGATAGCAACAGCGGTCCAAGAGCTGCTGCTGATATTGTTAATCAACCAGACTATCCAAGATTTAGAGGTGCAGATTTACCAGTTAATGACCTGTTACAAAACATAATTAGAAATTATTCTTTCTTAACAGAGGCATCATTAAAAAATGCTGCTGGTTTAAAGACTCTTAGAAAAGCTGCTGAAATGGGAGTAGCAAGAAGAGTCCCTAACAAAACAAAAACATCAGTCTTTGTAAGAGATAAAGGCAAGATGGAACACTACGAAGTAGAAAATAAACTTGTCCTAGAGTCTCTTACAGCACTTAATTGGAATGGCTGGCAGAACCCTGCGATGAATATTATGAGAAACTTTAAAAGGTATCTCACTTATGGTGTCACATTTTCTCCAGCGTTTAGAATTAGAAACTTGCTTCGTGACTCAATACACTCTGTAGCTGTTGGTAAACTTAAATATAACCCAATAGGAAATGTTCTTGAGGGTATAAAAGGTCTAAAGAAAAACAAACAACTTGGTGCATCAGAGCTAAGAGCTAGGATGGCATTTGGTGGTGGTAGCATACACTTTGGGCATATCTACGGTGATGACCCTAACGCCACAAAAATGTTGTTAGATAGAGCCATCGATGTCAACACTGTCATGAAAGCTGACGGGTGGGCTTCTGGAGCCAGAAGGGTATTAGGTTCAAAATTAAGAGGTGGTTTAAAATGGTGGGAGGAGACAGGTTCTTTCTTTGAAAATGTCAACCGTGCAGCTTTGTATCAGCAACTAAGAGCAAAAGGCATAAGTCACTTTGAAGCTGCTTACCAAGCTAGAGATTTGTTAAACTTTAGTAGGCATGGTGCTAATCCATTTGTCAGATTTTTGACACAGTCAATACCATTTTTAAATGCTCGTATACAAGGTTTAGATAAACTTGGTAGAGCTATGACTAAAGAACAAAGAGCACAGTTACTAACAGTTCTTGGCACATATTCTTTAGCTTCAATAGCGTTGTACATAGCATATAAAGATGATGATGATTTTAAAGAAAGAGAGCAGTGGGATAGAGATACATATCACTGGTTTAAATTACCGTCACCAACTGGCGAAGATTTTGTATTTAGATTACCAAGACCATTTGAGGTAGGTGCAGTAGGTGTAATCTTTGAAAGAATGGTAGAGCAAATGGTTGATGATGATGTTCATGGTCAACTTTTAGCAGAGAGAATACTTCATGTAATAACAGAAACTTTTGCGGTAGATATTAGACCACAGCTTATAACACCAGCACTGGAGGTTTACTCTAATAAAGATTCTTTCACTGGTAGACCTATTGAGTCTCTAGGCATGAGAAGATTGCCAGCCTCAGAGAGAAAATACGCATACACAAGTTCATCGTATGTAGGTGCCTCTAAAATATTAGAATTAATTCCTTTTGAAAAAGTACAATTATCGCCAGTGCAGATAGAACACTTGGTGCAAGGGTATTTTGGTTGGGTAGGTTCTGCTGTGGTGTCAGCTGTAAGTATTGTAGATTACAAAAGAAAATACGCAGAATTTTTTACCACAGGATTTGACAGTCCTTTGGCTATGGGTTTCTTCAAAGGGTTACCATCTCTTCAATCTAAGTATAAAACACAATTTTACGATATGCGTAGAAAAATGGAGGAAGTAAATAACCTTATGAGGTTATATCAAAAGCGTGGTGAGTATAAAAAGGCGTTAGAATTAGCAGAAAAAAACAAAAATTTACTGCAATGGCGTGCATCATATAACAAAGTAAATACAAAAATTACACAGATAAATCAAGAGATAAGAAGAATACAAGCAGATAAAAATCTAGTAGAAGCAGAGAAGCTAGATAGAACAAGACAGTTAAGTATAGTTAAAAATGATATGATACAAAATCTTACTGAGGCTGTTTTATCTTGGGAGAAATCAACGGGACAAAAATTAAAGAGACCAATATGGTGGAAATAAAACAAAAAGAATTAGTAGAAATAGTCGAAAAAACTGTGGAGCAAACCTTGGCTAAGATGGGGCTTAACTCTGAAGAGATATACGAAGCACAAAAAGATTTCATGTATCTAAGAGAACAGAGACAATTACACGAAAAGATTAGTGTAAGAGTACGCTTTATCATTATAGGTTTTATTGTAACTGGTGCATTAACACTTTTATTACTGGGGATAAAAGCAGCGTTAGGAATAAAATAATGAATAAAAGAGTGCTAGTAATTAGCGACTTGCACTTTCCTTATCATCACAAAGACACCTTTCCTTTTCTGAGCAAACTAAATAAAGTATACAAGCCCGATACAATCGTAATGATTGGAGATGAAATGGATTGGCACTCGATTAACGTAAGTCATGTAATAAATCCCGACTTACCTAGTCCTGCTGATGAGTTATTAGGTGGAAGGTCGCTATGTAAACAACTGGAAAAGATATTTCCAAAGATGGTTCTATTAGAATCTAATCATGGTTCTATGGTATTGCGTAGAGCTATGGCAAAGGGAATGTCAAAATTTTTCCTTAAAGACTATAACGAAATACTAGAAGTTGGTAGGGGATGGGTGTGGAAAGAAAAACACATTATTAAAACTGACAAGAATACAGTTTTATTTGCCCATCAATTCTGCAAAGATATTGCAAAAGCTGTCAAAGAAACCAGTATGTGTTGTTGCCAAGGGCACTTCCATTCTGTCAGTGAGCAAAAATATGTAGCCACGGATTACTCACTAAACTGGGGAATGACTGTTGGTTGTTTAGTGGACAAAAAATCTCTAGCTATGGCATATATGAAGGTAAACCTAGCAAAACCAATACTTTCTTGTGGTATTATCACAGAGGGTATACCATATATTGTACCAATGGTCTTGAATAATAGCGGCAGTTGGGATAAAAATATATATATATGAGAATAAACTACCAGAGTGGCAAACTATATCTAAGCCTAACTGACGATGAGGTAGAGTATATAAACAGCAAACCACATAGTGCAGTTGAAATAGATATAAATAATTTACAGGTTTTACATGAGGATGTGTCTGATGCAGTTATGAGATTTATGAGAGATAATAGAGTAAATGAAGAATTGCAAAAGCAAAAATCTAGATATAACATTTGACAGTTTAGTGAGACATCTCAATAAGATGTCAGAGCTAAAAGCAAGTGCCAAGCTAGGTAAAGTCCGAGTAAAAAAAACAGGAGGTAAAAATGGAAATACTAGGAAAAATACAAGACAAGTGGAACTCACTAAATTGGAAAGGTAAAGCATTCGTAGCTGTAGCTGGATTAGTTATAGTCTATGGTGTAATACAAGGAATAGCATAATGTTTAATCTACTAGTCGGACCTCTCACTTCAATCATAGGCGATACAGTGAAAGGTTTTGTTGCAACTAAAAAAGCAAAATCTGAATTAAAACTCACTGAAATTCAAGCACAGAAGAGTTTGAAGGAACAGCAAATCGCAGGGAAAGTGGCGTGGGAGGCTTCGGCTGTAGACCAAATGAAGGGTAGCTGGAAAGACGAGTTTGTTCTTCTAGCCTTGATGATACCTGCTATTTGTAGCTTTCTACCTTTTATGCAGCCACACATAGCAAGAGGGTTTGAAATTTTAGAAACACTTCCTGAGTATTATACTCATCTTTTATATCTTGCCTGCTCAGTTTCTCTGGGTGTCAGAGCGGCTCCTGGTATAAAGGGTATGATATCTAAGAAAAAGTAATGGCTAGAGATTACAAGAGAGAATACGAAACATATCACTCTAAGCCAGAACAAAAGAAGAGACGTGCATCTCGAAACAAAGCAAGAAGACAAGCCATCAGAGAGGGTAGAGTTAAAAAAGGTTCTAAGATGGACATACACCACAAAGATAAAAATCCTAAAAACAACGGTAAAAAGAATTTAAAAGTGGTATCAAGGTCAAAAAACAGGAGTAAAAAAATATGACTAAGACAAAGTCTACAGTTAATAAGTCTGGTAACTATACAAAACCAGGGTTGAGAAAGAGAATATTTAATAGAATTAAAGCTGGTTCAAAAGGTGGAAAACCAGGACAGTGGTCAGCGAGGAAGGCTCAGATGACCGCATTGGCTTATAAAAAAGCTGGTGGTGGTTACAAAAACTAATGCCTAAAACAAAAAGACAAAGGAGTTTAGAGGCTTGGGGTAAACAAAAATGGAGAACCAAATCTGGTAAGAAGTCCTCTAAGACAGGGGAGAGATATTTACCAACAGCTGCAATTAAGGCTTTGACTCCAGCTGAGTACGCAAGAACTACAGCTGCAAAGAGAAAAGCAAAGAAAAGCGGTAAACAGTTTAGCAAACAACCAAAGAGTATTGCTAAGAAGACAGCAAAGTATAGGAGATTTTCATAATGGGATTATATGCAAACATCCATGCTAAAAGAAAGCGTGGAGAAAAAATGAGAAAGAAAGGTGCTAAAGGTGCACCAACAGCAGCAAATTTTGCTAGAGCAGCTCAGACAGCTAAAAAAAAAAAGAGCAGCAAGAAGACGTAAGGCATAATCAATGGTAAGGAAAATAAAAAAAGTAGTTAAACAATTAGCGAAAGCATCAAGACTACACAAGGCACAGTCTAATGTTTTAAAGAAACATATAAAGAGCATAACAAATGGCAGACCCAAAAAAAGGAACAGGTAAAAAACCAAAAGGTTCTGGCAGGAGATTGTACACTGACGAGAACCCACGAGATACTGTCAGTATTAAGTTTGCTACACCTGCTGACGCAAGAGCTACCGTTGCTAAAGTAAAAAGAATTAATAAACCCTACGCCAGAAAGATACAAATCTTAACTGTGGGTGAACAGAGAGCTAAAGTCATGGGCAAAGCTCAAGTTGCAAGTATATTTAAGAAGGGTAAAGCTAGTATTAAAAATGCGAAAAGAACATAAAAATCCTAAAGGTGGACTAACTGCCAAGGGTAGAGCCTTCTTTAAAAGAAAAGAGGGGTCTAACCTCAAGCCACCAGTAAAAAGTGGTGTCAATCCCAGAAGGGTTAGCTTTGCTGCAAGATTTGCAGGCATGAAAGGACCCATGAAAGACGAAAAAGGTAAACCAACTCGAAAAGCATTGGCATTGAAAGCATGGGGTTTTGGCAGTGTAGATGCAGCTCGTAACTTTGCAAAGAGACATAAAAAGAAAAAGTGAAAACAATAGCCGAAGATATTATATCTTGGTCAAAAGATTTTGTAGAACTACCTAATAAACAT